TAGTATTACGTTTATTATTATAAACAAATCACATGAGATTTGAAATAATGACACGACGATAATACTGGTTAGTATCTTCAGCAATCTTACCAGCATCTGTGTCGGAAGAACCACGTGCGAATGGGTTTGCAACCATACCATAACGTGTCTTGAAACCAATCTTTGGCTGGAAGGTATTTGGATCAACTGCACGAACCATCTGTAGTGGAACATATGGGCAGTAGAATAGACCAGCGTCGAATGCGCTTGAACCCTTGTAGCCAACAACCATATAGTTGCTGCCTGCATATGGATCAATATACACACGAAGACGACCGTTTAGAACACCAGCAAAAGTGTTGCCAGTGTCATCAACGTTTAGGTTGTTGCTGTTTAGAGCTGGAGCGTAATCAAGAACACCAGCCATCTGAAGAGCTGAAGCAACATCTGATGAACAGATAATTACGTTGCCCTTACCACGTCTGGTACCCTTTGCGATTCCGTTAGCTTCACGCTCTACTTGGAACATAAGACCCTTGAACTTCTCAACTGACCAACGGCCATTTGAGTCTGTATCAAGATCGAATAGACCTGTTGTTGTTGTACCTTCTGCGGCACCACGAACAGCGCTTACAACGATTGTACGAATAACTTCACGGTTGATTTCTGCAAGAATTTCAGCTGATAGAATGTTTGAAAGTTCTGTTTCAGCGTCTAGACCGTGAATTGCCTTTAGATCCTGTGCTAGTTCAAGTGAATACTCAGCTTTTAGAGCACGTGATCTAGCAGATACAGTAACCTTCTCAATGCTGAATGCCATTTCTGGGAAGATTGAAGTAGTATCAGTTCCAAGCTTCTCAGCTAGTGAAGTCTGCATACCGCCTGCGAAGTTGTAAAGGCTGTTTGTTGCGTTTGTGTTAGCCGATGCGGTATTACCAACGTTATTAGCAGCACCACCAACTACAACTGCTGAGTCGTAACCTGCATCACCGAATGTTGCGTTTGCGCCACCACGTGATGAACGACCGGTCTGAACTTCGTTGTAGAATGTTTCAGTGCCATCTTGAGCGGCATAACGTGCACGCATTGCGAAGATTAGTCCTGTTGGACCAGTCATTGGCTGAACGCCGCAGATATCATACGCAATAAGGTTTGGCATCGCACGACGAACTAGTGAAATAAGTACTGGGTCGAAGTTGTCGATGTTTGTGTTTGGTGAAGTGTTGTTAGTAGGAAGTGCTTCTGAAAGCATTCCGCTGCCACCCATAGAAGTTGCACGTGATTCGCGAATTGCGTTTTCTGTGTTCTCTAGGATCTGTGCAGTAACAGCACGCTTATGGCTGTCGCCGATTGATGGAAGATCTTCGTGCTCGAGGATTGGCTTCCACTTATTCTGAATTGATTCGTCTAAATATGACATTTCTTCTTCTCCCTTAATCTATAAAAGCTATGTAGCTATTGTATTTATAAAAATAATTATTTTACTGACTTCTTAATTGCTTTCATATACATATCCATTCCTGGAGCTGTATATCTGTCGGCGTCATTCTCGCCGTCATCGCCGTCGATTTCTTCAGTAATGAGTCCCGTACCTGTAGAGGCTGACTTCTTGTTGAAATAATTTTCTTTAACGATTTCTAGCTTACGACGGTAGCTGCTAGCATCGTTGAACTCGATACCTTCTGACAATGTACGAAGCTTCTCTGCCTGTGATACTGCAAGACCTTCAGAAACTTCTTCTAGAGTAGCTTCTTTAGTGGCTTCTACAATAACACCTTCTAGTTCTAACTTAGCATCAATTGTCTCATTTAGGCGGGTCTTGAGTTCGTCAAGTTCTGCCTTCATTTCTGCTACTAGATCAATCTTTTCATCAGGAACACGAATATAATGTTCTGCGAATAGACCCTGAAGACCTTGAATAAAATCCTCAGCAATATCTGCACGTAGTGAATTCTCAATTGCGATCTGATTCTCTTGCATCCAGTTTTCTACAACATAGTCTAGATACTGGTCGAGCTTTTCAGAAACATCTTCGAAAACTCTAGATGCTTCTTCTTGAAGCTTTGTTTCATACTCTTCTTCTAGAGATTCTAGAACAGCTTCGAATTCTTCCTGAAGACGTGTTTCTTCTAATGTGATACGTGTATTGACTGCTGCTTCAAAAACAACATTTGCCTTCTCACGGAATTCTTCTGTTAGATCGTCACCGCCGAACATGTCGTCGATGTCTTCCTTCCATGCGCCTGTACCCTGTGCGGCTGATGGTTTCGCATCTACAGTTGAACGATTCTTAGCAGAATTATCTACTGCGCCAGGAGCCTTATTTGGACCAAACTGTGCCTGCACATCGTTGAATAGATTCGAAAGATCTTCCTTACCAAGCTGTGCAAGTAGTTGTGTGAAGGTAGCTAGTGTCTCTGATTTAGTATCTCCGCCACCTGAACCTGCACCTGGGTGTAGAGTATCAGCAGCCGAACCTTCATCTAGTTCTTGATCGAAATTATCGATATTATCATTTTCTTCCATTTGTAACTCCTTTAAGTATATAATTTTAATATATTTATTATAATGAGATTCTAGAAAGTTTATTTAAATAATTCTCAAAAATCTGTAGTTTTTTCTCTTGTAGTGAACGAGAGGAGACAGCCTTTTCGATTTGTTTCTTGGTCTGTTCGGCAAGGTCTACTGCTTTCCAACCAGCCTTCGTATCATAGATCCAATCAACAGATTCCATAATTCCATTTACGAAAGCACCAGGAGCTGATGGATCTGCAACAATGTCTGCCGCAGTTGCCAATCTGAAATCATCCTGTACTTCGTTAATACCTTCTTTGTTCATTACTAGTGAACCCATGCCGCGTGACGAAACACCTAGCTTAACACCAGATTCAATAAGACCTTTAGCAATACCTCCCATAGGCGTTGCGGTAATAAGTGCCTTGCCGATATATCGTCCTGCACCAGTACCTTCTTTAACAAGAGATGTAATACGATGGGAAACACGATCTAGATTAATCTGCGGACCATTAGGATGCCCTAACTCGCCCATAGCTGTGTTGTTCTCCACAGCTTCCTTCATATAACGGGATACTTCTTTGTCCATAATCCTCTCATGGTACAAACGTCCGTTTTTATTAGCTTCTCCAAATACTAAGAAGGGACCAGAAATATAAAGATTCTTACCGCCGTCTTCTTTAGCTTCTGTGATGTATTGAACATCTTCGAATGTTTCTGTAATAAGTTTCATTTTATCCTCTTAGGTCTGGAAATATACGGAGTTAGCGGTTAAATTACCAATCTTCTGTAGTTCTACCATCAAGAATCCTGCACTGCCTGTTAGTTCTGCTACTAGGGTGTTGGCTGTATCAATATTGAGTGCGTTTCCGTTGCCTGCAAAATCAATATAACCAGTAGAATCTAATACCGCAACAACAGTAGTTCCCCGTTTGAGAGTCCAATAAGATGTAGCTCCTGATGGAGAACCATACCATACTTGAGTAATAGTTGCACCAGTTAATACCTCATTGTCTATAGCAATTTCACTTATAGTACTGTTACCTGCAATTGTAATAGTATCAGCCGCTGTAAAATGTAATGTGGTAGAAAGGTTTTTTCTATTAGAAATGACCTTTGTTGTTGCTAATAAAGCCATTACGCACCTCTTCTTTCAATTGCAAAATCTAGTAGTCCAGAGATACCTTCAGATGTTTCTACCTGCTCTAACATTCTATGCTGGTTATCTTCGCCTAGATTTTCAAATAGATCGAGTAATAGATGAATATGACTTTCTGAAAGTCCATCTAACTTAGCGACTAGTCGTTCTGCTGGAGTTGGAAGATCTTCTTCGCTAATAATATACTTTTCAATAGTACGATTGATAATATCTTCTTTAGTAAACTTCTTAGCAGCCGCAGTAGCAATAGCCATCTTCTTACCCATAGGCATATTTGGATTTTCTTTTGCCATTGCCTTGGCAATTTCTTCGCGCTTCTTCATCTCTGTTGGAGTTAGATGCTTCTCATCAAGCTCTACTTCTTCCTTTGTTGCCATAACCTTAACGGTTGGCAACGGACGTCTCTTATATGATTTACCTAATTTAGCCGTTGCAATACCTTTAGCTTCTATTGATCTTCTGAATGAAAGTGAAGTTGGGTAATCCTTACCACCTTTCTTAGATTTATCTAGATAGGATTTAAGTGTTGACTTTGAAAGCTCATCTAGCTCTTCTACTTCTTCGTTAGCCATTTGATTTCTGGCTAAAAGTTTAGCTCCAGAATATCTTTTTCTTTTAGTATTTTCATCACCTTTATCAAAGCTAGAGCCACTCTTCTTTATATACTTGATGCGCTTTTCAGAGCTATCTAGTACTTCATCAAGATCTTCTACTTCTTCCTTAACTCCGATTTTCTTTGCAGCTTCTGCTTTTTTATTTTGATCAAGTTTAGCTTTTGCTGTATCTAATGCAGCTTTTGTTCTAGCTCTACCTTCTGGGCTAAAATAATCAAAATAAGGAGTTGGCTTTTTGCCATGCCCTGCTTCATCAAGCTCTTCTACTTCTTCCTTTACTGACGCTCTCATGCGTTCAGCTGTAGCTGCTACTCTTGCTTTATAGTCATCGGCCTGTTGCTTTGTAGCAGGTGAAAGATGTTCGTGCTTGGCTCTTACTGTGATAGTGTCGTACTTATGTCCATTTGGGTTCACGATATTAACGCTACCGACTCTAGAACTAGTTACTTTATGAACTTCACCCGCATGAGGACCAGCGTGCGGAACTACAAGATCACCTTCACTAAATCTTTTACCATGCTTTGCAACAGATCCTCTTTTAGGTGCAGGGAGTGTATTTCCGACAGGTTTTCTTTGACCGAGTTGATTCCATGGGTTTTCTTGAAGTTCTTCTACTTCTTCCATAACATACACCGTATGATGACCCTTTTCTTTAGCCCACTTCTGTGCATGCTTTTTGGCATCTGAGAACTTGCCGCGTGGAGCTTCGAATCGATCATCTCCCTTGGCATCACCGTATTCTTTATGAGTGAACAACCAGGTACCTTCGCCACCAGAAGCCTTTTTGCCATGCGAGCGCATATAACGTGTATGGCTTACTTCAACAGCCTCACCGAGTTCAACTTCTTCGTTCTTACTGAAATATTTCTTGAAAATCTCGGCATGCTTCTTAGTATCACGCTCAATCTGGCTAGCTAGTCGTTTCTTTTCAGGGTGAATGCCTGGAATAGCCTTCATTCTCTTTTCGTTTCTGGCAATATTATCCTTCAGACGATGCAGTTCTGAATAGGATTCATCAAGCTCTACTTCTTCGTCTAAATGTCCTAGTCTCTTTTTAAGTTCATTATGATATACATCGTGCATATCTTTATGCATGCGCTTCTCGGTATCAGTAAAAGAGTTACGCAAGTTTTGCTTTTCTCGCGATTTTGCTTTACGTAAATCCGGTACTGTCATTTTATCAAGTCGTTTTTGAAAAGATGGGGATGGAAACGCCACGCGAGCGGCTTCGTCAAGCTCTTCTACTTCTTCATGAAGCTTTGAAACATAATGAACCTCATAGTTACCTTCGCGATCTGGATGATCGAAGAATCTATCCTGGTGTGCTTGGTTCTTGAACTTCTTTTCAAATCTCTTAGACTTCGCTCCATAAACACCTTGAACCTTACGTGGTTCGTGATCTTGTAGATCTTTCTCAACTGAAGATTCGTAGACCTTTTCATCTTCGCCTGGCTCATAGCCGTGACGTTCTTTCTTACGGTCTACTGGCTTAATATTCCCGTTAAACACATCGTCGCCATTGCCGTTACGATCTTTAATTTTGATTGTCACGTGCTTATCAATGAACTTCTGTTCGTCTGGTGACTTTGGTTTATAAACTTCGAATAGTTCTTTAGTCGTCTTCATCTGAATCGCCCCTGTTATCTAGGTCTAAATCTTCTAAATCTATATCCAGATCATCTAGGTTTAAATTGTCGAGATCCAAATCTTCGACATCGTCGTCACCTTCATCATCAATATCATCGAAATCTTCGTCGTCGAAATCTACATCATCTTCTGGACCAGTGTAAATACTCTGTGCAAGTTCAATTCTTTTATTTTCTAGAGCATCCGCTGCTTTCTGACGCAAGATTTGGTCAAACATATCAGCGAAATCAACTGGGTTCTTATCAATTGCAAGACCGAGTAAATCAGTGGTGTCTGGCATAAAAATATCCTTTTGATCAATTTAACTAATTATTTATAAAAATTATTTAGGCGGTTTTTGATGGAGCTATCTGAGGTATTTGATTTTGTTCAGCATCTGTATTTTCCTGTCCCGAAGCATCCGGAGGATTTTCTTGTCCTGGAGCGGGCGCTGGATTATACTGTGGGTTACTTTGTTCCTCTTGGATCTGTTTGTCGATTTCTTCAATCTCCGCATCTGATTGATGTAGAACATGTCGACGAATCCATTCATTAGAATAATATTTACCCGCGTAATCATCTACGTCTCTAAGCATAGCAATGCGATCACGTAATATTTCTGTTTCTTTTAATTCTGCATAATAATTATCTTGCGAGAACTTATAACCGATCTTTTCTCTAATCTCTTCCCATTCTTCAATGGTAATAATGCCTTTTAGAACTAACTGTCGTTCCAAAATTTTAGTAAATAAAGTTGAAAACTTATTACGAAGCCTAGTAATGAACTTACTAAATTTAACTTCATCCCTAGTAATTTCACTATTGCGACCGAAATTAAACTGTGCATCTGGATCAAGACGGCCAATAGGCACATTGAGTGAAGAAAAAAGTTTTCTCTGGAAATATACAACATCGTCCATCTGACCAAGATTCTGACCACCAGGTAGGGTTGTAATTTCTGTACCCTTACCCCCTTCACGTCGAGGCAACCAGAAGTCTTCTAGCATGGTCATAAACTTGCGATCGTCACGGATTTCTCCAGTTGCAGAATCGTATACTAGTTTATTCTTAAACTTAATCATAATATCACGTAGATATTGCTCTGCCTTCATCTTAGGAAGATTGCCAACGTCAATATAAAAAATACGACGCTCAGGAGCACGAGATATACGGTAAATAACTAGCGAGTCTTCCATAGAACGAAGCTGATTGAGAGGCTTAATTGCTTTATGTAAATAAGACTGTACTAGATCTCCATTAAGAGATGTCAAGCCAGATGTACAGTGTACAATAGAATCTTTTGCGATTTTAATGCCGCCAATAGAACTAGAAGGTATTGAAGAATTACCTACTGTCTTAGCAAAGCCTTTATCGTTATAGATATAGTACTCGTTACCTGTTTGGTTTAACGGTACTTGGTTAATAGATTTCTTTTTCTTAATTTCCCGTAGTTTGCGGATCTTTCTAGGATCAATATAACGCAATTCTTCAATACCATTTTTAGGATTGTTTTCATCAATAATAGCATGATAGTATAAACGCCCATCTACATACCAACGTCTAAAAATTTCATAAGAAATTTGATTGAATTCTAATAGTTGTAAGACACCCTCAAACTCTGTAATAAAAAGTTTTTTAATCTTATCTGTAATATCTACATTATCTAATAATAATTCTACAGCTTTAGTTTCTGGTTCTTGTGTAATTACTTCGTTCACAATATCATCAATAGCAGCATCTACTTCGGGATGCATAGACATCTCTCGGTACTTATTAACTAACTCTGCTTCTGTTCTAATAGAACCGTCTAGATCAACATAAGTTCCGTAAGCACCACCTTCAGCAACAACAGCAGCCCCGTCATCCATTTGCTTAGGAGCAAAGGAGACGGGTTCTGGACGTGCTCTTCGAATTTCAAAACCAAATAAATCCATTAATATAGTATCCTTAAAAAGATTTCAATTCAATTACTTAATTTCTGAACCAGATGCCGGCAGGATAGTATACCAATCATAAGAAAATGTAACGGTGAATGTTTCGATCTGGTCAGTTGCATTCCAATCGAGATCAATAGTAGAAATATCTAGAGGAAATAGATTGTGCAATTGGTAAGTACGAATAGGATTATCTGGATTAGACTTACCATATTGTTTTACAAGTGCTGAAGGGGACTTATAATTTCTAGGAGCTGCTGAACCAGTAGTATTGTAGTTACCCTCTAGAGAGTTAATAAAATTGTGCCAGCGTTCCATATACTGACGAACCTGAAAGTCTTCATCATTAATGATGCTAACAGTCCAAGTGTCAAATGTACGGTCCCCTGCTAGTTTAATCTTACGTCCAAAGTATGGTACTTCGATTGGTGTAACTGTAGAAGAAGGTATAGTTGTTGCTTGCGCCATGAAAGGCACAATATCCCTTAGACCTGGGTCAAAGGGGCTAGTAATCTCCACCTGGAAGAGGGTAGGGCGAGCCCCTCCCCCTTTTAGGTTTGTGATCATATCGTTAATCTTAAAAGCCATTGTATCGTCTCCTAATCTATATTTTATTTATTGCTTAGCCAGCGATCTCGGTAAATTCAACTCCGGTTCTAACGGCAACAAAGTTGAGCTGAATATAGTTAATAGACCTCGCTGGCTTGACATAAATGTCGCCAACAAATCTATTGGAGTCGATAATCTGCGGAGTATTATTAGTCTCGTTGCAAACCACCTTAAAGTCGTAAATACCACGACGACCCTGGACATCACGTAGGAATGGTTCTACAAGATTGCGGAACTGTGTGCGGGTAAATTCATCGTTGAATTCAAACAGTAGAGATTGTGCTGCTTGAGAGATTGTCTTTTCTAGGACAATAAACAAACGACGAACGTTAATACGATCAAATGCACTTGGTCTATCTAGTAGTGTCTTATCTCCATATAGGATAGTCCCTTGTCCAGGGAAAGTTACCACTGGATTAACCCCATTCTTGTAGATTAAATCTCTCTCGCCCTTTGAAGGATTGAAAGCTAGTTTAATAACATTTTTAATTTGACCGCGTGTTGAACCTGCTGGAGAGAACCAGGGGTCGCGTGTACTATCTGTTCGTACACAGGTACCTGCTATATCACCATTAAGTGGAATCCAACGATATAGATCGTTATACTTATCGTACTGATACTTATATCCTGAATCTAGTACTGCATATGAAGAAGGACGAACTTGCTGTTTAAATGCAACAACATTACCTGCTGCGTCTGGACCCTGATTAACAACTGCCTCATACTTTGGAGATACGAAAACCACGCAGTCTTTACGAACCTCAGCAATATTATCGATAATATAATTAGCAAGTTGTTCACCAGCATTGCCGTCTGTCGAACGTGACTTACCTGTTAGAATTAGGGCAATATCAATATCAGCTGATGATGTGAATAGATCATAAGCAAGAGCCAATTTAGAAAACGGGATGTTATTTTCTGTAACATCACTACCTCCAGCTAAGGATAGTGAAAGGGTAGGAATGGCAACAGATCCTCCCATTATAGTAGCAGATGAAATACTGAATGCAGGAGCAGAAAGAGCTTCTGCTCTATCGGCGCCAGCCCAGATATATTTAGAGTTATTATTGATTACTGTTTTGTAATAGTTAGTGCTGCCATCATCTAGTTTGGCATTTGTTGCACGTGATACATTCTGGTATACTTCTAGTACTGCACCAGGTGTTCCAGTAAAATTGCCGTCCTCGTCCACAACAACAACATGAAGTTCATCATATTGTGATGTCGGATCAGCCAGCTGCATAGCGGTGTCGCCGTATGTCTTTACAAATGCGGAAGTTTCTGGTGCTCCATTAACCTGTGAAGAGTATTCCCAATAACGGGTGATTTGGTTAGTTGTGCTAATTGGAGATGATAGTTTTAGAGGTTGATCAAAGGTAACAGTAAATGTTGCTGAACCTGTGTTTGCACCGACACCATCTGTAAGAATATTAACAGAGCTGGTTTCAAGAATCTTAAGAGATTGTGGCTTCGCCCCTACTGTTACTTGAATATAACTGCTAGGGGTAAATAATGCTTTAATATTACCAGCTTCAATAGCAGGAGTATTAGTATCAACAAAATTGAACCTAGAACTACCATCAAGGGTAACAGTTGCAATTTTGCTTCCTACTTCGAGTACAAATCCAGTATTCGCATGATTAAACTTACCGTTTGCTGAAACATCATTAATAAGGTCAATGTTATACTCATACTGATCTGGGTGATCGCAAACAGAAACCTTCAAGGAATTACCAATATCTCCAGGCCAACGAGAGAGGTAATTAACATCACTTCCATTAATACCTGCAATTTTAGTCTCATAATCGTCGTCATTAAGAATAGTATAATTCGCGCTCTCTTGTCCTGCCGATAGCGATTCCCCGCCAATAGCAGCGAACTGTGAGCCTGTGTTAGCAGCACGTGAAATGTATAGCGCGTTTGAATATGCTAGAAAGTTTGCTGCTGTAAAAAATGTCTCTGGATTAATATTAGTTGGCTTACCAAACTGTGTTACTAATTCTGCTTCATTGGTTACTAGCTTGCGTTGACCTACTGGACCCCAGCGAAAGACGCCGGCGAATGCCCCTACAGTCGTGGCAACTGCTGGAGTAACTGTAGTAAGATCGATTTCTGATACGTTAATACCTGGGCTTAGTTGAAAACCTCCGCCACCGGTTCCAAAATTTTGAACGGCCATTTAGCTCTCCTTTAAAGGGTTTAATTAATAAGTTCGTCTGTTGATATTTATAAAAACTAAAGATTAGAAGAACATGTACTCTTTATTGGGTGTTTCTGTAAGATCTATTACTTCCGGTATTTCTTCTGGATCGTGGATGCGACCATCGTCTACAAAAAAAGTAAATACATCATTCTCTAGATCTTCATCTGTTCTAGCTCTTAATTCCTGTAGTGTATTAATATTAGTTAGATCTTTAAAATACTGCTGATCAGACATCCATGCAAATAATACTAATGACATTACTAGGTCGTCATTACAACCTGGCTCTGCTTCGTAAGAATTACGTCTCTTAGAGAACCTGGATAGCTCATATATTGTCTGATGATCATTGATAATAAGTTGGCGTTGTTCTATAAGTAATTTTAACATAGAACAACCTATGCCTTTGACTGTTTTTGTAGTTCTTACGCCTCGTTCGACAGACTTATTAGCAAACCCTGCAGAAATAGTTTTACCTCTTGCTCCCGAGTTTTCTGTATAAATTATATTTTCGTATTCGTAATCGAAATGTAGAGCGTCTACAACTTGCGCGCCTACATCATTTATCTCTACAAGAATAGCAGCTTGGTTATACGCTTTAGCTAGTCTATGCAAGGTTCCGGCGTAGTCTAACGGTGTCTCTAAATTACTTCTAAATACACATACCTGATTATACGGCATTTGTGTAACGTCTATGACTTGAAAAGCAGAATAGTCTAGACCTTTTCCTCTTGACACATCCGCAGTTATGGCATATTGTCTGCCTTTTACTGGTTCTTCATAAACAGTTAAGCCTTCGCGTTCATTAATAGGTATCTTAGCGACAAGTGTCTTAAGAATCGCCCCAGAAATAAGAGTGCCTGAAGAACCGAGCCAAGCACATTCAAATTCTTGCGAGAACTTCTCGTAGTCGAAGTCCATAGCAGCAAGTGTTTCTTGTCTCCATTTTTCATCACGACCCGGAACTCTTTGCCAAGGTACTTCTACATATTCGTAACCATTCCATTCACTAGTTTCTCCTTCTGGAGCTTCACGAATGGCTTGAGCACCCATACAAGTCTTATAGAAATGGTTTAGACCATTAGGTGTAGATGTGAATAGAATCTTTGTTTTTTTACCGGAGGCAATAGTAGGAAACACAGACGCAAAGAACTCGTCCCAGTTCTCTACGAACGCAGCTTCGTCGATGTATAGTAGAGCGACGGATTTACCACGAATAGTACCTGAACCTGTTGCAGCTGCTAGAACCTTACACCCATTCTCTAGTTCTATATTACCTTTATTCCATTCTACAACACCCTGTTGCATCCAGTCTGGAAGGGACTCGTATGATAGCTGAATACGATCTAAGATTTCTCTAGCAGCATCACCTTTGTTAGCCAACAATGCAACTGTTTTATGATTATTGAAAAGAATGTAATGTAGAATAACAGCAGCGGCAGTGGTGGTTTTACCAGCTTGCCTCGAAGTGCATACAGAAACTCGCCTGTTGTTAGTTATCTTAGAGATAATCTCCTTCTGATAATCATACAGACGAATAGGGATAAGACCATCATCTACGTGTACGATCTTAATATATTTTTCAGCAAAATAAATTGGATCGCGCTTACATTTACGCATCTCTAATATTGGTTCTGTGGTCCAAGAGAGCTCTTTACGAGCCTTCTTCAGAAGCGGGTTGCCGTTATATCCTTTGACGTAATTCATTCGTTATCTTCTTCTACATTGCCATCTAGTTCATCTAGCATCTTTTGCAACTCGGCAGTAGAACCAAGAAATAGATTATTATTAATTACCTTTGGGTCTATTGGCTTTCCTACTATTCTCTGTTTCTTAATTTGTAAATCAGCTAGTCCAATACTAATATCTGCCATGGTTTTGATAGCACTATTAAGCACTTCGTATGCTTTTGGATGCTGAGATTGCTGAGCAATAGTAACCATGTCCTGTACCGCTTGTTTGCTCATTTCTAGAGCATTATACAAACCGTCTCTAGCAGTATCTACATCTTCATCTGCCTGCACATTAGAAGTTGCTACAGATGGTAAAGTGTTCTCTTCTTCATATACAGTAGGTATTGTTCTCAAACCCAAAGCATTGTCTATTTGTTTTGTCATAAATCTTCTATAAAGTTAACAATAACACCATAGTTGTTTGATGCGTAAATTTGAGATACAGGAACTGATAATTCAGGTATAATATTTACATTTGATATTGTTGCTCGTGCGCCAGAATTAGCGCCGTGTAATACATTGCCTATATTTAAGCTACCAACTATACGTCTTGCACTAAGGACAGTACTATTGCTTGTTGCTATATATGCGTAGTTATTTGCATTAACGTATATTTTTTCAGTTACGTCGAAGCTACCTGTCGTATTTGCTAATGCATATTCATATAAATGTACAGATTGAGATGTAGGATAACCGTTAGCATACATGCCTGGTCTTATATTGATAGTTGTAGAAATCCCACTATTGTTTGGATTAGCCTCATCAACACTAATATCAGATCCTGGTACTCTGAGATTTATATACATGTCTTTGATGATGCCATGCTGATTAGTATGAGTAGGACCGAAGAAGTATGCTTTAATAGTAAATGTTAATGTCCAGATAATAGCACGACGATTTATAAAGTCTCCTTCATATGTATCATCATGAGAAATGCTATCCATTGTAATTGGAATATCAAACTTCTGATTTAGATCAGGATTTAAATTTAGAGTAGCAGTCCAAGTAGGGGTAAAATACGGTAGTATTTGTTCTACAATATAAGTACCATCTTCGACATTCTTTGTCATAATAGAAAGAGTAAATTGTATATTATAAGGTACGGGCTGATATTGCCACCGCAGACCTTCAGGAAAATCTGGACTAGGTGCAGTTATTTTGTTAATAGAAGATAATTTTCGTGTAGGGTCGTATGTCATACCTGTCATTTCGAAAGACATACGAGGTAACTGTGTTGCTACCTGTCTATTTAAATCTGGGTTTCCATCTAAACGTGCTAAGAATTTTTCTCTAGGTCCATAGTTGAGAGGCACCTTCATATTTTGAATTTGTGTGCCGCTTGCATCGTAACGAGTCAACCACAAATTGTTGAATAGAGTACCAAAGTAAATAACGTATTTTCTAAGGGTACCGTGCCCAAAAGTATTAGCGCCTACAAACATTATAAATCCCTGCCAATTTTATTTCCGTTTAAGTAAAGCCTTACATATAATAATTGGCTTTTTTTATTTATAAAAGTATGTATTTCATACATTTCCTTCGCTAAAAGGATCCACTGAGGTCCAATCTAGAACAGAAGCTCCCTCTTCTTGAAACTCCTGGTTAGTTGCAAATACGTCAGACATAGCTGTTTCATAAACAGTATTGGAATATACGTTAGACACACTATATTGATCTTCGATAGCATCAATCTCAGCATTGCCTGTTTCAAAACGTTCGTTCGAATACTCCCATACTTCACAAGATAGATCCCAGGTTTGTAGGTTCCCCATCTGATAGAATACTGCTGTATTGTTGACATATTTGACAACAAACAAACGTTTTAACATTGTAGAATACACGAGATCACCTTCTCGGGGCCTTTGAATATCAGCACGTTGTGATGCGATTTCTGCTCCCCAAGCTCTACGGGATAACGTGAACGTAATTTGATCCCTTATTTCTAAAT